AATTGAACAAATCATTATAAGTTAAAAAATGAACATTATAAGTTCCTAAAGTACTGAAATCAAAAGATGATACTGCACTTGCATTAACAGTTTCAATTAATTCTAATTTACCTAAATCTGCAACTCCACCAAGAAGTCCAAATCTACCTGCACCTAAAGGCATAAGCTACTCCTAACTAAAATTTTGTAATGAATTAAGTAGTGGTGTTCCTGCATCTAAAAATAAGAATGTTACTAGATCAATAGCATTAGCACCATCAGAAACTGTATATCCTGCACCACCTGCTGTTTTTGCAGTTACATTACCACCACCATTTACAGTTACTGCATTAATAGCAACTGTTTTAGCACTTGAAGCGTGTTGTGTAATTTGTAAAGTAAAAGTTGAAACACCATTAGCAGGAACATTAGTAAAATCTATGTCTGTAATATTTTCTGTTAATGTAATAGATCCAGTATTTCCATTGTTCATATCTATTGCAACAACACCACTTGAACTTGTTACTGCTACGTCTGTTTCTGCGTAATCAGTTAATGTTATACCAGAAATTGTTGTATCTAAGTTAAGTGTTACTGCACCAGAAGCACCACCACCACTTAGATTTGTACCAGCTGTGACAGCAGTTATGTCCCCTGCCCCTATAAAGTCGTTCCACGAACTGGTATATAGCTGAAGTACATCAGTATCAGCTAAATAGCAAAATTGTCCCTCTATTGGACTTGTTATTTGTGCGTCCCTAGCTGTTGAATTAGCAAATATTGGTATGGATTGTTCCATTAAGTAATCGTTTACATCTGCTGCTGTTAAAACTTCGCCTGTTGAAAATACCTTAAATCCGTTTGCCATATTTTTAGTTTATCCTTCCTAATGTATATTTACTAATGTGTGTCATTAATAACCCAGTTTATCTGTGTCTAAAATACCAAATAACGTGTTATCTAGTCTAAAAAATGCCTGTACATCTGCATTTGATAGTTGATACGTACTACTAAATATATCTGGTGTAATACTATATGAAACACTATCAATGATTTCTAATGATGTTATTTGGCTTGGCGATCCACTACCGGGTGGTGTTAACTCTACTTTTACTACGTCGCCTACATCTCTAGCTAATACTTTGTTTTGATTAGTTACACTAGCTTCGGTTAAATCAACTTGTAAGTTATCAAAACGTATTAAAGCGTCTTTATATTTACCAAGTAGAAAATTTGCAGCTGCTAACACCTCTGTATCGCTATCATTATATAATCCAGTTCTTGACAATGATCTAACCAAATATTTAAGTTGGCTACCTGTATCTTGTACTGTTTGTGTAGATCCACTTAAACGTTCTAATGAAACTACATTATAAATTTCGTTATCGTCGTTAATGTAATCTACTTTTAAATAAGGTATATCTGAACCGTCATCACTAAACGTAGCACTAGGTGTACTAGGGAACGTTGTATGACGTGATTTAAAGGTTAACTTACCGTCCCTAGCAATAAACAATAGTCCGTTTTCTGATTGTTCTACGGTCTGTAAAACGCTTAATGTGTTTGCTGATAAACCACTTAAACTTTGCATATTAGATACGCCTGTTTCAATATTTCTATTTGATCCAAACTTTACATTTGCGTTATCTAAAATATTATCAATTAACGTACCACTATCAGTAGAACTAAAACTTGCATTGATTAGTTCAGTATTTGCAATCTTCATAAATGCGTCTGACGCTTGAAAGTTAGCAAATGAGTTGTTTGCGTCTGGGTAGGTTAGGTTAATATCTGTTACAAAACCTACAAATAAATCCTCATAAGTACTACCACCGTCTGTTGTAGCGTCAACGTGTATTTCTATCATTGGTTCAATACCGGGGTAATAAGGACTTGATGTATTAGTATTTTCGTATTTTCTTGCGTTATTAAGTAATTGTACCGAACACGATCCAGTAATAAAGCTATCTAAGTCCCTTGATCTACCACGATTAATAGTTACGCTTTGTACGTCACTTGTTACATCAGTAAGCGTTGTTGCACCACCTAATTTACCACTATCTAATACACCACGTACTAGATCGTCTAACGTAAATGTATCTGGTGTAAATCCAATGCGAACACGTACTGTTGGTGCTGCCATTATTCTATGGTTAGAACTCTATTTAACGCACCAGAAGTTCTATTGTATTGGCGTAATGCTTCAACTGTTTTTTGTGCAACCTCTTGTGGATTACCTGTATTACCACTTATATTAAAGGTGTTATTCATTACAGCTTGTCCGACTTGTTTTTGCATTTGTTGTTGACCTGCAAGTAAGCTACTAACGGTATCTGCTGGGGATTTAACTGCTGGTGCTGTTAGTGAAGCTACTTTTTGTTCTGCTAATCCAAATGATACGTTACCAAATTCACGCAGTTTAGGTAGATCAATATTTATACCAATTTTGCCTAATACGCCACTAACCTTATCAACAAATCCATTAATTGTTCTAATAAAGCTGTTCATACTGTTAATAATCCTATTAATCATATTTTCAAAATTCTTAGGTAAATTTTCTAAAAACGGTTTTAAAAACTTATCTACAATTTCCGTAAATTTTTGAAACGCTGGTGCTAGTAGATTAAGTAATAATGTCACAATCGTTATTATTGGTGGTGCTATTGCACTAAATAGTGAACCAACTGCACTTAGAAATGGTGCTACTGCTTTTACAGCTTCTACCAATTCTGGCCCGATTTCTGTAACTAAATCCATTATTACTGGTAACAACTGTTCAGCAATAGGTAACAATTCTGCACCCATAGTAACTTTAAGTTCTTTAAGTTTTGCTTTAGCTTCCCTTGATCTGTTAGCAAAACTTTCTTGCGTTCTGTTTAAGTCGTCTTGCTGTACTGTTGTTTTTTGTAATAATAATTCATACGTTGCTAATGCTTTTTCTTGTTTGGTTAATTCACTAGCTGACGTTTTACCAGTCATAATAAATGCTTGTTGTTGTACGTCTGCTTCCATTATGGCGATACCGTAGGTTTTCAAACTCTCTCTTTCGCCTAATAACGCTTTGGTAAAGGCCTGCATAACTGGTTCTGCACCACCTTGTACGTTACTAAATGAAGCTACGTCCCCGGCAAGTGTGACTAGTTTTTGTGATAAATCTGCTGATCCGTCTGCTGTAAATTCAATACCTTGTAAAACTGCACCAGATTGTGTAAGTAATCCCTCTAATTCAAATGCTGCTAAACCTGCTTTATTTGCAAACTCATCAACGAAACCAGATAGTTTTGGCATTGCTTCGCCAAATGTAGTTTCAAATGCTGATCGTGCTTCGTTAGCGTCTGAACCTAAATCTACTAATTCTTTACCTAAAGCTGCACCAGCTACTGTTGCAATACCTAAACCTGTACCAATAGCTTTACCTGCTTTACCTGCAAAACTACCTAAACCTTGTAAACGTTTTTGTACTTTCGTTAGATCATCAGTAAATTGTTTAGTTTTACCAATAATTGCTATTGATATTTTTTGTTCTCTTGCCATTACTTAATTGCCTTTACTAATGCGTCAAACATTCTATCGCTGTATGTCTGCATAATATCGTTTTGATTACGTTGTATAGTTTTACCTGCAACATAACCACTTTTACCTGCTTTATAAAATGTACTATCGCCTTGATCTCTTTGGTTACCAGTCCATTTTCTATATGGGAACTTAGCACCCGGTCTTGAATATTTTAAATTACCAACTTGTTGTGCTGATATTGCTCTAGGTTTTCCACTTCCACGAACTGGTACATATTGAAATCTACGACCACGTTCTAGTGATATTGCTGTTGGATAACGTGTACTGGTTTTGACATTAACCTTTGCTTCTGTTCTAGTACCACTAGCTGTAAAACCCATTGCTGACTTATTAGCTAATGGTACTGGTTGTTTACGTGCTAAAGGTCTTATGTCTGATAATTGTTCTTTTGCTATTTCTCTATGAAACTTAGATAAAACTTTAAGAACGTCTTTTTGACCATATCGTGCTAAATCCTTTTTCAATTTAATAATTTCGCTATTATCAATAGCTATATCTGTAAATTTTGCTGTTCTAGCCATATTAATTATCGTACTTTTTGTTTATAACCTTTAACAATGCGTCAAACATATCCATATCAAGTTCTAAAACCTCATTTGGACTTATACCTACTTCTAAACTAATTAAAGCTATAAGGTCTATAAATCCAGTTATACTTTTGGGTTATCACTTGCCCCGGATATATCTAAATCATCTACTTGATCTATCCAAGTATCGTAATCATCTGTAACGCCATTACGTTTAGCACCAAGCCACGCCAAATATAATAACCACTCGTATCGTTGTTCTTCTTGTAACTTAGATACGGGTACGTCAAACTTTCTTTCAAATTTGACTATATCGCCGGGTTTTATTTTGACTTCTAACTTTGTGCCGTCATTCATAATGACGATCATATTACCCATTAGGAAGTTGCTCTTGTAATTGTTCCAGAAGTTGGAAACGAAACGGACATAGTCGCTAGTTCGCCTACTGCGTTAGCAATCGGTATGTGTTGGTTTACAAGCACGTTACCAGAATAACTAGGGTTAGTTGCACTAACTGATCCACTTGTTGGTTTAACAACAAATGCTGTTGTACTACCAAGTAATGGGAACAATGTTGCGTCTACTTCTGAAGCTGCGAAATCTTGCTGAAAATCTATTGATAAAGTTCCAGATTTTAAACCACCTGTTCTGGATTGGAACGTGTCCCCCATTGCAGTAGTCATAATTTCATCAGCTGTAATATCTAATGTAACACTTGCTACGTGGTCTGATAAGTCCACGCTGTTTAATGTAACACTAGCGTCTGTTAAAACAAATTTTGCCAATGTGTACTCCTTTCAGTACTTAATTCTATATATTATAAACTAGATTTAGTCTTGTGTGTTATTCTATGCCGATTGTTGCGTGAATACCGAAACTAGGACTAGTTCCAGATATTGTGTAATTTAGTCGCCAATAGTCATCAGTAACTGCACCTGCAACACTTTGAAAATCTGAACCGATTGCTGTTATGTCGCTAAAGGTTATACGATCTGTTGGACTTGTAAAACTTCCATTGTCATCTGATTGTAGTTTAAAAGTAATTGTTGGTGTTGATGTACCACTTACGCTATAACAATGTATAGCTACGTATGCTTTTTCAGCTGATGATAAAGCACCTAATTGATACGCTGCACTATTGCCTGTTGCTGTTAGATCGCTGTCTAATGCAACTGTTCCTCTTACAACAATATCTGATGATTGTGATTTAGATATTGTAAATGGTGCTAACTCGCCTACTGTACCAAACATTTGATAACTAAATAATGTTGACTTCATAAAGTAAGCTGTATTGCCTACACCTGCGTCTGGTATGGTTGTAACGACCAATTCGTTGCCTACACTAGCACCTAATAATGCGTCTGGTAGATTTGCCCCGGCTTCATAAAAACCGTCCATTGATAACGTACTATCTTTTAATCCACCTAAAAGTGACCTAAAGCCACCACTATTAATTGTTGTAGCGTCTTGTTCCTCTGCTGTAATATCTAGGTTAACGCTAGTTATGTGGCTTGATAGATCATAACCACCACTAAACACTTTTCCGTCATTAAAAACATATTTAGCCATTATCTACTTCTTCCCACGCCTCATTAATATCTGGTGTACTTTTATCATCTTTTTTATACGTACCGTCTTTTTTTCTAGCACGTCTTTTTTTAATTGTAGTAGGTTGTATGTGTCCACCTTTAATTAATGACTTAGCAATATTCTCATCATCAATAGTTATGGTGTCGCCTTTTACTTTATCCATAACTTTTTTATTACCAATTATCTTATATTTCGCCATTAGCTACCTTTCGTGTACACTTGTATTTCTAAATTAGCACCTACGCCGTCAATACCGTTTAAATTGACATCAGCTGCGTAATTGCTCATATTTACTACCCTTGCGTCTGTATCGCTTAGACCAAGCGTTTTATTATTATATATTATTTGTCTTATGCTTGATGATCCACTACCTGTAACAAATGCGTCTAGTTTATCTTGTGCAGTTCTACTATCAGCACGTTGTACAGCAACTAACATATCAAATGTATAAAGATCTGTTCCACGTTGCATTGCTAAATCAAACTCTATTGCACTTGGTATAAAGATTGCTACCGGGAAGTTTATAGCATTATCTGGTACTGTGTCATAACAACGTATGCCACTTATGTTACCAACAGTTGTTTTTAAACCGTCCCTAATCTCTGATAGTGTAGCCATTACGCCATACCATAAACTGTGCCTTTGCGAAATGGTGCAATCATACGTGTAATCTCTCTGTTTTGTTGTATATTTACTACACCGAAATCGCCGACACCTGCAACGCCCAATGGTGCGTTTCTCATTGCAAATAATTCACTAGCCAACATTAATGTAGCTTGTCGTATTTGCTCTGGTACAGAAGCATAACCCCAATTAGCTGTTATTTCTGCCCTAGGTCTGTTGCTTGAAAAATCTAATGGCCATTCGTTACTACCGTCGGATATTAATTCAATAATGTAGTAAGGATTGCCTGTTATTCCACCAACTATGCCGTTTATAGGTAGCACTTGGTAGTAATTACTTGCAACGGTAACTTCATACGTTCCGTCATCATCATCATCATATTTAACAACTAATCCTGTTGTTGTACTTATATCATCTACACGAAGTCTATATGGATCGTTTGTAAAAAACTTTCTTGCCGTAGCTGATCCGTCTGCGTAGAAGTAACGACCACAAAAAGTATCAATTTGCCTACTAGCTGCATTAATTGCGTCGTCTAATAGGTCATTGTCTTGACTGTCGCTTGTTGGTATTCCAACAAACGCTTTTAATTCATTTTGTGTACAGTAGCCGTTAGTAATGGACATAGGTTATTTACCTTTTTTTCGGCCTTTACCTTTGCCACCTTTCATTTTTTTACCGTAACTTTTACCTTTTGGCATTGTTACTTTTTTTTCTCTACTTTTTTTTCGGCTTTAGGTTTTGCAGTTTTTGTTTCAACTTTTCCACCTGCTGCTTTAATAGCTTTTTTAACTTGTTCAGCACGTTCGGCCTTTCCGTAGATTTCATAATGTTTTAATTCTTTTTTTAATGCTTCTATTAATTCTTTGTTCATAATTCTCTTTCTAGTGGTCTAGTGTGTCGGTTGCCCGACACACTTAAACCAATTTAATTAAAAGGTTGGGGTTATAAGCCCTGTTCCGTTAATCATTGAAATACCACTTGGATATCTTCCAGAAGCAAATGCGTTGTATCCATAAACAACCATTTTTGTTGTTAATGATCCTGCGTTTGTTTCTTCAAATTTTAATTGAAAAATGTCATCTTCAAATAAAATCATATCGTCTGTTTTTGCAATAAGGATAATATCCTCATCATTTCCAGAACCTGCGTCGGTTTGAATATTAGCGTCGGTTATAACTGGAAGTCCTAAAAGGTTTCCAACTACGTTACCGTATGCTGCTGCTTCGCCAACACCTACTGCGTTGTCTGGGTTGTTACCTGCTGGGACTACTAACGGTCTGTTAGAACTGTCAAGTCCTGCTGTAATGAAACCCCAACGTCTTGGGTGCATAACGATAGCAGTTGCCGGGGCAAATCTGTTAGCGTTAACTTCTTGTATTGCGTCTGCTAATTTAGGATAAAGTTCAGCAACAGTTGGACTTGCGTCGGTATATGTTGTTGTGTTTATTCCAGATACAGATTTAATACCTAATGGTTGTCCAGATGATCCAGAACCATTAATAAGTAAATTATCTAGCTTTGTGTAGTAAGCAGAAACTAGGTCGCCAAAAATAATGTTTTCTAAGCTAAAGCCCGGTTGTCCACCACGCTCTAATGCTTGTCTTGAAACATCTTGTTGACCTGCAACAGTATCCACGTTTACAGTCAATAGTGTATCGTCAATGTTAGTTTCTGATACAGCTGAGTTCTGTGTAGCTTGTTCTGCTGCTGTTGATCCAGTAGTAATTCTGGATACTTCTACTTTCATACCAAATGCTGGTAATGGTTTTTTAGGTACAGCGTTATATACTGCTGATCCTGCTCTTGCAATAGGTGCGTACTCATCAATTAGATATTGAGGTACGACCAATCCTGTAAAAGCACCAGTTCCAACATCTCTAGCTTCAAATTCTTGGTGTTTGTTAAGTCTTTCTTGTGCTGAAAAATCGCCACTTTGCGATCTGTATGCGTCTGCCATAAAACTATGTTCCCCGCCTTTACGGTACATATCTGGTTCTACAACGTCAACGACTGCTTCACTTTCGCCCAAGTCATCATCTTCAACACCAAGTTCTTGTCTGCTTTCTTTAACTGCTTTAAGAGTTTCAGCTGCTTCTCTTGCTTCGTCTAACTTTACGTTCAAGTCCTTGATTTCAGCGTGAAGTTCTTTTGACCTATCAAATTTAGCGTCAAAATCGTCCCCTGCTTCTAATGTTTCAAGTACTTCAATTAGACCGTCAAGTTCTGCAACTTTGCTATCTCTAGCTTCTTTTAATTTTTGCAATGTTTTTCCTTTGTGTCTTGTTTTTATACTTCTGCGTAAGGTGTAATTAATAAGTGTGATACACGACTTTAATTACGGCGTTACGTCTTATTTGCGTATGTTATCCCTTTCAAGTTGCATTTTTAACAACTCTACTTTAGGATTACTACGCTTTTTATCAACGTCGTCACTTTCAGCAACTTTATTAATAAAACTTTCTAAAACTTCTGTGGCTTGTTCGCCATTTCTTGCTTCTACTAATTCTTTATGTAGGTTATCAAGTTCAACACCTCTAAGTTTTGCACCTGCCCAAGGATTAGCCGGGTAGGTTACAACTGATACGTCAAATAACCTAGCTTCTGTTACTTCCCTGTTTTCTTCTCTTGCGTCAAAATCATCACGAATAGCTGCAAATGCAAATGACATTTCATTTAAATCGCCACGTTTCATTGCACTTGCTATTTCTGCAACTGTTGGGTTTGACGGATCAAGTTCGGCTCTTACAAACAATCCGTAGTCATCTTCTTCTAATTCTAATGTACCACTTGATGTTCTAGCCAATGGGATACCGTCGTGATTTACTAAAAACCTTACATCATCTTGTTCTTGTAATGTTTTCTTAAAAGCACCCGGTTTAATTGTTTCGGTGTATTGTCCTCTTTGATCTCTTACGCCGTAACCTTTATTGAATACAGAAGCATAACCAGTAAACAACAATGTGTCTTTATCATCATCATTACGTTGTTCTACTGCTGAAAATGTAAAACTTCTATTTTCGGTTTGTCTATCCATTTCTTTAAGAATAGTGTTGCGTTTTTGTGTATCTACTGTTTGTGATATAGCAACTGACCTATCAAAAACATCTGTATGTTGTGTGTTCATATTTTCTTCCTTTTTAGTATATCTTGGGTGTTCTTCTGGTAGTAAATCATTATCTGACCTGTATTTTGGGTTTTGGGGTTTATCGTTCTTTAGTAAGTAACTAAATGCACGTAGTCTTGCAAGTCCCCACGCTTGACGACTTACACCCGGTCTATGACTTGTTGAATAAGCACCGAAACCACGTCGTACTACTGCTTTTGCAGTTCCCATTCGTAGCTTACGCCAACTAGACATACCCTCAACATCTTCATTATGTTTTTCAATTCTACCTCTAATAGCTTTTTCTGTACTTTCGCTAAAGTTTATACCACCAGATTTTCCACTTGCTGATCCACTTGGATTTTTTTTACTTCCTTTTACTTGGTCTTTCTTTGGTGCTGGTGTAGAACTTTCACTTGCTCTTGGTTCTAATTTACCCTCGCTAATTAGCTGTGCAACTTTCCTATCTGCCCAATCCCCAGCTTGTGTAGGATTAGTCCAAGGATTAGAACCCCACAACAAAAATGCTACGTCGGAAGCTCTGTAAGTTGACGGATCATTTGGATTACTTGCTTCTCTATCTAGGTCGCTTAAATGTCTTTTATGCCACGCACCCATTCTGAGAATTTTACTTATGCTTACATCTTCGCCATTTGCCATAGAACGTGCTTCACGCTTTGTTTTATCTGTAAGTCCGTCCCCAGCTTTGTTTAAATTATCTAAACCACGTTGTGCATTAGTTTGCATAAATTTAGGTGGCTTTCTATCTACTTCCCTTTTTTCTAAATCTTGATCTACTGATTTTTCTTCTTTTTGTTTTGCTTCATTAATCAATATTGCTTGTAACTGTTTTTCAGCTTCTTCGTGTGTTTTATGACAACCCATTATAAAACCGTCATCAAGTTTTACAACGGCGTGTCCCTCACACTCTGTATTATCCATTTGTATTTCGTATGGCATTAGTTTGGCCTTAAAACGTGTATTGAACCTGTACCAGTTGCCATAATACCCCACAATTCGTTATCTTGTTGTACTCTTACAACAACATCAGTATTGTTTGGTAAATGAAAACCATTAGATGTTGAAACGTCTGAACCACCTAAATACATATTGTTACCACTTGAATTGTGTAAATTAATTGTTTGTTCGTAATTTACACTTGAAATTATTTTTACAGCTGATGAATTATTTAAAGCAACTTGTTGACTAATCATTTGGTAGTTCGTTTGTAGGATCGTGTTGGTCTGTACCTTGTGGTTCTAAGGTTGGATCAACTAAAGCACCTTGTAAACCAATATAGAACTTGTCGCCACCCTCATAAGGTTCTAGTTCCATTTTTGCCCTTGCTTCGTTTGGTGTCATTACACCAGACGATATAGCAACTTGAAATCCTCTAACCCTACTTAGTTGATCGCCACGTGCAAATTCATCTGTATCTAATCTAACATATTGTTTACCCGGTAATAATGAACTAAAACCGTCCTCTATGCGTCTAATCCACGGAAGTAGTGTATGCCTTACAAATGCAAGTCCGTTACTTTCAATATTTGAATATACGTTTGATCCGTCTTTAGATAACAATAAATGTGCTGGTATTCTAAATACTCTTGCAATTTCATTTACTATCTGTTCACGTGCTTTTATAAGTTCGTCCCCTGCCGAAGCTGATATAGCTTTCCATTTAAGTCCACCTGTAAGAACTGCTGGTTTTCTATTTCTTGAATGATTGTTTAACCAAGTTTCTTTTAGTACATTAGCTTGTTCAGCTGTAAGTTCTCTATCTGTTTCTAAAACAGAACTTGGTGTACCACCTTGACCATAAAACTGTGCTATGTGTCTTTCCATTGCTAATGCAAGTCCATAAGTATTTCCATTTACTCTTAGTGGACTAACACCAACAAGTTGTCCGGGATATGAATACCAAGTGAAATGTAGCATATTGTTTTGTGTAATCTTGCGTTCATCTTTGCCATTAGCGTTTGTTATAAAATAACATTTTTCGCCATACTGCATTTCTACTTTAATTTTATCTGGGTGTACTGGTGTTAACGCTACTGGTCTGTTTTGTCTATCTCTATCTACTAAAACAAATGCGTTTCCGTGCATTGCCATTGATGTAATGATTTCGTGCATTACTTGAAAGATTGTTTGGTTTACATTTGGTGTTTCCAAAAACTTTGGTTTATCTGTAAATATTGTCTTTGCACTATCATATCTAAGTGTTTTAACTGGTAATAACGCAATACTATCAGCTAATAATGAAATAGCACTAAATACTGTTGAAATACCTAATGCTGATATTTCATTTACTTTTTCCCCGGTGTAGTTATAAAGACCACCCTCACGTAGTGCTAATAGATCGGTTAGGTTGCCTAAAGCTGCGTCCCTGTTTTCTGCTCTTTTGAATAAACTCATCTAACTGTTAAATAACTTCCTAATATCATAAACGCACCTGCCACTATGTAAGCAAGTGATGTATTTAATGTATATACACCATAAATTATAAGACCTGCACCGACTACTTCAAGCATTGTTGTTATATAGTTAATCATAAGTTTATAATAGCAACTTCTGGTTCATCATCTAGTGGATCGGGTGCAGTAATTCTATCTAACATCATTACCATTGCAATACAGCTATCAATCTTTCTTTTTGATCTACCTTTAGATAATCGCCAACCCATATCGGTTGTTCGTTGTGCAGCTGACATAACTTGGTCTGTAAATGTTGGATCGCCATTATGTCTAACTTTATTGTTTGCAATCAAGTCATAAGCATTACCACACGCTGGTATCATTCTTGAATGTGTCTGTGGGAAGTTGACCATTGGTACACCTCTATCAAGCAATACTTGTGCTGAACGTTCAAAAAATGCTGGATCGTATGCTACTTCTTGTACTCTATACTTTTTCATTAGATCAACAACAAATGCTTCTATTTCTTGATAATCCATAAAGTTTTCATCTTGTGGTAGCCATATCTTTGCTTGTACATAAATTACATCATTTTCATCTTTTTGTCCGTACACTATGGCAACGCTATCGTGTCTAAGTGCCATATCAATACCAACAAATAAAGGTCTATCTGGACTAAGTGTTAACTCTGTATCTTCACACGCTAACCATTGTTCTATTTCAATCCAACTTTCCTCATCTGTTCTAGTCCATTGATTTAAGTGATAACGTTGAAATTCATTAATTGGTAATGATTTCATTCTACGTCTAAGGTTTTCTATTGGCCACCAATCATTAGGTATAGCTGGGTTTACTTTTTCCCAAATATCCTCATCTTTTGGATCATCTTCTTCATTTGCACCAATCCACTTAAAATAAAACTCTGGATCTTTTTGTTTACCTTTTTGTTTTAAAATACCACGTTGATACATACGACCTGCCATACTATCTAAATCGTGACCTGCTGTTGTAATGTTTAGCACTAAACCGTCTTTACGTTTTGCTGTGTTGTTTGATAATACGTAATGTACACGTTCTAGGTTAATATTGTTCCACTCGTGTATTTCATCAGCTATAAAACAACTATTACGCCCACCGTCTGCTGTTCCTGCTTTTGCTGCAACTCTAAATGCTCTACCCGGTGCGTTCTTCACTTGTATTTCGTTTTCAAACGTTTCAACCATATCTCGTAAAAAGATACTTTCAGTACACATAGTTTTCATAGTTCCAAATACTAAGTTTGCTTGTTCATAACTTGCAGCAGCTACGGCAACAAGTGGGGAAGTGACACCACTACCAAGTAATTCATACATTCCTATTGCAGCTGCTAAAGCTGTTTTACCATTACCTTTAGGTAAACCAACCAATGCTTCTCTATATTTTCTTTCGCCATTATCAGTTATTTCATATAGATCGTATATGATTGCTTTTTGCCAATCATCTAATTTAAAGGGTTCGCCGTAAAAATCGCCCTCGCCGTGTACACAAAACTTTTCAATAAATTTAACAACTCTTGCACCTCTTGTTTCTGGTAAGCTAATCATTCTTCCTCAAATTCTGTATCATAGTCATCAATAATACAATTACAATGCAAACTACACTTACAACATAAATTAACGTGTTTGATTTTTTTATTGGTCATTAGTACACATTTTGCAAATTATCTTGCTTCCGTCTGGATCATAAAACAAATCATAACATTGTTCACACATCAATATATATTCAACTGCACCTGCCATTATTCGCACCTTTCACATTTATACATACGACAATTAAAACACTTATTGTGATACCTTGCATAAAAATAACTACTGCAATTTTTACAAGGTTTCATATAGTCACTTTGTTTATTATCTACTATTCTTCTTCCTGTTCTAACATCTTTAATCTTGGATCAACTAATTCTTTTTCTTCATCATCTGTTAACAGTTGTTGAAGCTGCTTAAATCCCATTTGTGCTTCCCCAAATGCTATTCCAAGTCTTTGTCTAGCTAGTGGTGTTAATCCTAATTCTTGTTCTAATTTTAATACTTTTTCTTCTAATTTCAGCGTTAGCATAATTAATGGATTTATTGTAGGTTGTCCTTTTGATCCAACTGATAGTAAACCATTATTGCCCATATTCTGAATAGTACGATTAGCACGTTCAACTTCGTCATAATATTGAAATAAACGATAAAATGCCGGGAAGTCAACTCTTTGTGCTGTACTAGCTAATTCACTATCCCAATATTCTTTCCAGTAGTTGCGTGTCTTTGTTAACCACCTTGAATTAGGTTTTGGTGTTTCAAATGACTTACCACCCTGTATTACATTCAATGAATTATCCCTATGTCCTGTAAGTTTATCTTTTTGTTTTGGTAATCGTCCACGTTTAGCCATTTTGTACCTTGTATTAACAATCATACATAGATCAACTATGTAATAACATACTACTACATACACCTACATATCAACGTATTTAGAAAACAACAAACAATGCTAAATTTACTTAAATTTGGGTAGAAAAAAAGTGTGCTAACTACGTTGGGGTGGTGGGTACTTAGCCACAAAAAAAACTATCCCCCCATATACCCTGTAATATGCCTATTTTATAGGGTTTTAGCATATATACCAGTTTATACGCATTTTTACCTATGTGCAACGCCTTGGCGTGTTTTATGACACATTTGACACAATATACGCAAATTACTTATATGATGTGAACCACCTTTACTTACTGGTACTATGTGGTCAACTTGTAGCTTGTTAGTGCTTGTACCTGCTGTTTGACACCATACGCAGTATCTTTGTTGTAATCTGATTAGCTTTCTATTGCGTCTGTACTCTGTATCGTCGTATGCTCTGCGTCCTTTTTTGTAATTCTTTTTATATACTTGCTTAGGTTTATGTGGTTCGCAGTAACTTGTATTAGCTTTACTTGGTGTGAATAACCTACGACACGTTAGACAAGGTCTTTGGTATTTGTTCATTAGTTAACTCATCATCTAGGTCATCTAGTATTACTTCATCTTTTATGTACATTTATGTTTTCCAATATCTCTTTGCATAATTCATAAGGTACTTTACTTCTTTCATAATTACCTTTTAATCCTTGTGTTCCAGTTTTTGATCCACGTGGTGCAGCTTCGTGGCACGGCATACCGTTCTTACACATTGGTCTTGGTGTCCAGTTTAAATTATGCCATAAATCCGTAGGTTTCATACGATTGTCGCCATATTGACAATAGGTAACTGTATCACGGTTAAGGTACTCTACTGCACCCATTTTACGCATTAAGCCACGTGGATTTTCAATTATAAAATACTTTGGTTGTAATATATTTATTAGCCATATTGTTTGTTCAAGTATTAGTAAACCGTCTTGTGCTTTTTCTGTTTTAGGTTCTCTATTACCATTTTCATCAGGTGCGTTCCAATGATAGCCACAACTTGCAATACTAAATGTTGTACACGGTGGACTTGCCCAAATGATATCTGGCCAAAATGGTATGCTGTCTATATCAAAATCTAATATATCTACAACGTGATCTACTTGACCATACTGTTTTATATCAGTAGTAAATGTTTCATAACCATATTCTTTTGCTACGTTACTAAAACTGCAACTACCTGCAAATAATTCTAATACTTTCATAATTCTACGTTTAATCCTAGTTGTGCTTGTTTTATAACTTCTATTGCTTTATTTCCACAACCAATTAATAAGCTACCTGTACTACCTTGTTTTGCTTGTACGTTACCTTTGTAAAACGCTAATCTACCTTTTACAAAACATAATATATCTGCTTTGGTTGCATAATTATGAAACCAACGTGTATCAGTTCTTGCAAATACTAAAGCTATGCCGTTGCCGTGTTGTATTAATTTTTCTAGCCACAAACCAGTATCTTTACCATAAGGTGGATTACACCAAACAAATCCATACCAATCTTGTTTTAAACCGTCTAATTCTTCGTGGTAATGATTTTCTGCTGGTATCCACGGAACACCACCTTTAGGTGCTGCAACATCTAAATCAAATGTTGTATTTAAACTTTTAAATAATTCTGGTGGTGTGTACCATTCATTTGATTGAACTACGCCACCGGGATTTTCGTACCAAGTACCATTTTGTTTTTGATCCATTTCACTCCTTTGTTTAATCTAACTATACTTGTTTTTTTTGTTTTTCTTGCCATATTTCTAAATTCTTTCTTGTACACGCTTTACACCAACTTGTTTTACCACCTATGCCTTGTGGTCGTCTGCTAAACTCATCAGCTATCTTACGTTCCCAACACTTTGTACAACGCTTAGTTACTAATTGTCCGTGACTATTAAACTCTGGCATTGACTTGCTTGGCTTTTCACGATCTAGCAGCTTATCAGCTTGTTTATTGTTTTGTATCTTTATATGACAACTAACGCAAATATGTGATTTACCACCCCAATTTTCATTATCATTAGGATAACCTTTAGTCTTTCTGTTGCACCTTAGACAACGCTTACGTACTAATTCCCCGTGATAACTAAATTCTGCGTCAATAATATCTAATGTTGTGTAAGTTTCTACTAACGTTTTATCTAGATCAGCTGGTGGTTTAGCTTTAAATCTACGTCTTACACGCTCTGGTACGGCATATACACCGTATTCATAATCATTGTTTAGTGCGTCTTGCAAACATTCTACGTTTACTGGACATTCACGGCAAACTATATGTGTTTCCCAGTACTGTTTATCTGTGCTTTCCTCTGTACCGGGGAAGAACAGATTTGTTGGTAAGTTGTTGCAATTAGCCCTGTTATGCCATTCCATACATTAAGAATAGTTGAAATTACTAAGAGTATGGATTATTTAATTTATTTATTATTTCTTTTGTTTCTTTTGTAACGTCAAAATCTAAATCTTCTAAAACCATACTGCTTTGTACTCTTATTTCTTCGTATAGGTTTGCAAACAAGTTAAGCATTTGTTCACGGCTTAAATCGTTTTCTACTTGAAATACTGTTTGTTGATAATCTACAAAATTGTTTATCTGTACGTCGTATGATCCAACAAAATTATAACGTATAGACATTCTTGTTTTATCGCCATTAGTCCAAGGTATTGTGAAATTCATACCACCATAATGACCGTCTGGTGTGTTGTTTGGTTCTACTGGTTCTTTATCTTGCAACCACGATTGAAAGCCCATTACGTGCTTTAATAAATCTAATATATTGTCGTAGCCCTTGTTAGACATACACATACTCCAATTCTATATACAACATTATAGTATCCGGGTATTTATCCCATTATTTTTGATATATTTCTAAAATTTAAAGCCGTTTGCAATATCGTCTATTGGTACTTTTATACCACGTGAATTATCATTATCCCCACCAACTACATCACGATCTGTGTCTATAAAGCGTCTTGTAATCCGTTTTAGCGTATCTGTTGGTAATATATACATTTGTAATAACTGTTCATCACGGATTAAACACAACGCCCAATAATCAGCTTCTGTTGCTGCAATGCCACTAGGTTGGCCTTTATATTGATATTCTATAAATAGATTGCCTGTTTGTTCCCATAAATATCGTTCTGATTTAACTTCTATGTTTTTCCCGGTAAAAAACTGTGCTAACTGATCTTCTAGCTTTTGACCTTGTTTAAGCTGTATATCAAACTTTTTGTTATAGTTCATTTTGCCACTTTGTTATCCACTTGTCTGTATCTTCCCAACACCATTGACTACTACTAAATACTTTCCAGTAAGGGTTTCGGCTATGTATATCTTCTACCAATATTGACGCAACCTTTATGTTATATTTTGGCACAAATTGTGCGTAATTGTTGCCAATAGGATAATCCCAATGTGGTACGTCATAGTTTTGTTTAACCCAACCATACGATCTAGGTATTATTTGAAATAATCCACTATCATCATCTTCATAACGATATGCGTTAGCTTTACCACGACTTTCGCACCACATAACTTTTGTAGCTGTTTCAATGTTCTCTAGATCAAAATGTTCCACTAACAGCTGTGCATATTGCATACAACTATCTGGTACATAGTTTTCACAATCTTTTATATTTGTGAAGTCATCAACAGTAGGTGTAATACCAATAGCAAAATTATTAAGTATTAACGCCCAAGCTAATATGCATTTAGTTATCATACAATTTGCTAACTTCATCAAATACTTGCTTTGATAATTCAAAACCAACATAATCTCGGTTTAACTTTTGTGCAGCAAAACCTGTTGTACTAGAACCCTCAAATGGATCAAGTATTAAATCTTTTTCATTACTAAATATATCAATACATTTTAAAGGTAATTCAATTGGATATGGTTTTTGTGCTGATGTTTTACTACTAGATACAGAAGTTTCAATAAAGTTATGTTCATAATTTATTTTTTTTGGATAATCTAATTTTGGAACTTTTGCAAATATTTCAATAGTTTCAACAGAATTAGTTAATCTTCCACGTAATGGTATTGGATTTGTTTTATGCCAATATATTTTGTCAATGTTATGCCAATGTGTACGACGTTCAATTTGCCTTATTAGTTCGCCTACTCTATTAACTTTACCCTCTGAATAACTAAAACCAATATTCATTGCAATAAACCCTGTATCTTTAACTTTAGGTTTTAATAAATCAAATAATTCTAAAATATCAAATAAAGGTTCGCCAACTGGTACTGTATTATGAAATCCACTACCACGTTGATAACGTTTTTCACTATTAAAATATGGTGGACTTGTCATAACTAATTGTATTGATTTATCTTCTAAATTTTTAATTAGTTCTAAACAATCCCCGTTGTATCTATTTATCATTTGCCCAATCGTCCATTTTCTTTTGATCTATCGCATTTTCTACTTGTTTAGCACTTGCAGTTCTAGCACCTTTAAGCAACTGTACATTATTGACAATGCCTTGTGGCGTTAAAGCACCTGCACCATAAGTTTTAAGTAGATTTTCTGCAATTACTGGTATATCCCCCGGTTCATAACCAGCTTCGTGCATTTCTTTAGCTGCCTTGTAGATCCGTCCCCATTGTGATTTAGTTGGTTTGTCTAATGAACATACTTGTTGCATTGCATTTACATAAAGTTCTTGTACTTCCCTAGAATATAGTTCATTGGATATAGTTCTATTGAGTATAGTTTGTGTCAAGTTTTCTATACCCCTACCCGTCACGTTTTCTTTACCCCCCCTGTCAAGTTTTCTTGACACCCCCGGTGTAAGTTTAAGAATATATAAATTACTGGTTTGTTCGCCTTTATCTTTATAACGTTCTTTGATCTCAACAACGCCTTTATCTTCTAAGCCCTGTAATGCTTTGATTGTACTGTACCTAGATCGTTGTATATCCTTGGCTAACTTCGTCACACTTGGCCAACACTCTTTCGTTTTGTTGTCTGCGTATTGACCGAGTGCAACGTAGGTAGTCAATTCAATGGGTTTTAACACTTGTAGTAACCAATGTGGCACTATTGTAAACGTAAACTCTAGTTCTGCACCAATAAATTGTGGTTCATCACTCATTGCTACTACCTATTCCAAAACGCCAACCTTTCTCAATGGCACTTTCATAATTCATATTGACATAAGGTTTAAATAGTTCCTTTTGCCAATCACGTATCTTATTGTATTTATATAAGTTTTGTGTTTTATAAAACACGGCTTCTGCAAATGACTTATAGCCATTCATTTCTAAATACGTTTCTAAGCTACTTGGTGGATCAACCTGTTGTTCCTCTACTTGTGCAGCTAATTTTTTTTCTTGTACTAGCGTTGCAAACTGTTCTACTTGTGCTTCTCTACATAGTTTTTTAAGTTTTGACCAATCTAAAAAGTCATTGCCACTATCAAAATAACCTAGTAGTACACCACCAAATACATCATCATCATATATTTTAAAATCTTCATATAATGATTTAACCGTTAGATCATCTAACTTTGCATTTGGCCAACGTATCTTTAGCCATTGACACCAGTACAAAAACTGTTTTTTATCCATTAAAACGGTAAGTCTTTACTAGCTTGTATTTCTTGGTTTGCAAACTCGTCCTCGTTCCACGTAGCCCACGAATAACCTTTACCTGTATCGCAACCTTTTTTATTAGTGCAACTAAATACCGGGATTTTAGCAAACTTAGGATCTGATTTAATCTTTTCACGATTATCTTCAACATCTGATTTACATTCTGGACATTTTGGCGTAAATGATTTCAGTTCTGTTTCAAATACTGGTTCATTAGGTGGTTCTTGTTCAAACGGTGCTTGTACTGTTGGTACAGCTTGTTCTACACCCTCTTTTAAGTAATTAAAAAGATTATCTGATATGTCTTTTATAAGATTAAGCTGTTGATTTGCACCAACATCATTAAAATCAAATTTATCTTTTGTTAATTCAATTGCAGCTTTTAGTGCAACTTGTTTCATTATGCTTTCGTTTGTGTTCATTTTCTACCTCTTTCTTTAAACACCTTGTAATACACCTAGGTAACAATAAAAATACCGTTAATACTTTTGCTAAATGTATTACAAGCTGTAAACCGTTTATATATCGCCACGGTTACAATCGTAACAAATGTTATTACGATCTATCAGCTTATCTTTTTTACAGTTTTTACACATTATCTTCTTCCATACTTTTAAAACAATCGTTGCATACAAAATAATCTTTGCTTGTAAATGGATATACATAATGGTCAAAACAAAGGAAACAATCAAAATGTCTAATTTGTTTTGGTGTTTGATTATTGTTAAATATTAAGTTTTTTAAATAAAATAATAGATTACTTAACATTGTTAAACATATTATCTTTGTTTAATACTTCGCCGTCTTTTAACCTACGCTCAAAGTCAACATCATATTCTTGTACTGGTTCAAAACCAAGCATTTTTGCAATCCATACAGCAACTTCGCCAAGTAATGCACCGATCATAATTATGCTGATAAATCCTAAGAACATAAGATAATAGTCTATTGGTTCAGCTAACATTTTTACACTCCTTTAATTTGCTTATGGACATAATAAACAGATTTATTTGTTTATGTGGCATTTATAAAAAAAATTATGTTACTATTGTAACGTTCAAGTAAACACTCCACTTTTGTTTGGACGTACGTATATAGAAAAGACCGGGATTTTACTCCCGGTCTTTTTCTTTTCTAGGTGCTGCGTGTTAGTACGTCTGTGCTGGTTTATATTGCTCTAATGCGTGTTGTATAACTGTTATAAACGAACTTAAAAACGCTACCCCAAGTAGTTCTAACATATCTGCATTTATAATATTAGCTGAATTGGCTAACCATAAAGATATTGCTGATTGTAAACCAGTTCTAAATGCTTTTGAAAACATAAACTTCCAATATGCTTTCCAATCTTTTGTTACTTTACTCAATGGTGTATTTCCTTTCTTTCTTAGTTGATCTGTTTGCTTCTATAAGTTTTGCATACGTAAGTTGTCCTACTATGCCGTCTGGTGTTAGTTTGTGTGCTTTTTGGAAGATTACAACAGCTGCCAATGTCTTGTTACCAAAATCGCCGTCAATAGCAATAGGTTTTTTATTTACAAAATTTAACATTATCTGTATTTCCTCTACGCTTTGACCACGATCCCCTTTTTTAATTAAACTAAAACGTGTTGCTTCTTTAACTGTTTCAGCTGCTTTAGCTTCTTCTGGTACAAATGTTAATCTATTATCAATCCACTTACGCCACATATCGCCGGGACAATTAGTTGATTTAAAAGAACTATGTGGTCTTATATCGCCACCGACTTTACGCCATAATTCTTTTACTGCCATTACAGCTTCTTTGCTTGGTTGATCGTCTGGCTTTGATCCACCTAACCAACAAACAGCAACAAAATGTTTATTATTGTAATTTATTTCGTCACGTGTATTGCCACCTTGTGCTGCACTTCTGTTTTCAAAACCTCTAGCTTCATATAATGTACCACTATCGCCAACACAAAAATTATATGCAATATCGTTCCAACCTCTATCGTTTTGGTGTAAATCTTGTATTTGTCTTACTTGTGATATTTCTTCTGCTTTACTTAATGCAGTAGGATATGCTGACCAATGTACAACTAAACCTTTAACTTCCCCTAATTTAGAAAAAGATGATTTAGGGTTTTTAGCACCCCATTCTTTCCTTGTAGTTATATTCATTTATATACTCCCTCTAAAGTATATTAATGTCTGACCACTTCCTACCCTCTGTGTTGTGCATTAGAAACGTCGTAGTTCCACTTGGTGCTGATCCACCACCAGTTTGAGCAAAATATTGTTGTCCAGAATGATCTTGTGCAGTTGTTCCAATAAATAACCTTGTATCGCTTTCAAAACTAAAAAAATGGTGGTAATGGCCTGTTAGCATTACATCTGTGTCAAACAAACTACTATTGGTCTGTTGTGAAGCCATTTTAGTAAACCAATTTAAAACTTTATGTGAAGCTGTACCACCTGATCTTGCTAAATCGCCGTGTGTCGCACTCAAAATAACTTTAGGTAATACTTCTATACTTAGCACTAAATCATTTTCTGGTATATGAAACTTAACGTGTTTAAATGCTGGTGCTTTGTTAAATATCTCTGCAACGTTATCAAACAATTCATAATCTAAGTTATCGCCATAAGATGTTTCAATTTTACCGTTTTGACGTTTTTGACCGTGATTACCAGCGATTGCAACGCATAATATTTCTGAAAACGTTGGTGCAAGTATCTCTATTGTTTTGGTCAACATACGCCTTGCAATCATCATTTGTTGCCTACCGTCATAAACTTGTTCCCATAAACCATTCGGTGCGAACTGATTACCACAATTTTCAAGCAAATCGCCCATTCCTACTAACACTAATTTGTCTATGGTGTGTTTTTTTCTTAGATCAGTAACGTGTTTTTTAATCTTATTAATACCATTAAGATAGTTTTCTACGGCAAGTTCTGTATTATATTTACCTATTTGCCAATCACTTAAACATACGACCATACAGCTGGTATTTTTTGTAGCTTTCTTTATAGGTTTAGGTTTTATAGCCGATACTTTTTTTAGCAGCTTGTCAAAATCACTATCACGCATTGTCTGATCTCGTGAATAAAGATTAGCTTTAAAATAATAAAATTTAGTTGGTTCTGTTTCCCCGGTCTTAGAGTTCTTACCCCAAGCGTCCCATACCCTAAAATTTATTGGATCGCCCTTTTTTATATAGAATGTTTTACTTGCACCCTCGCCTAACCAATAATCTATCCAACTATCCCAATCTACATCAGCATTATCTTTAGCTTTTGTTGGTGCTGTGGTTATAACACCACTATTACCTTTCCATTCAACCCCCGGTGTAAACCCTTTGGGGTGCTTGTCATCACGTTTATACGCTTTTTCGTCTTGTTTAGCTTTTACGAAATCTTCAAAGTTCAAGGTCATTAGCTGTGGCAATCCTTTTTACTATTTTTCTTAAACTTTCTTCTGTAACCTCACGCATTTCTAACACATTGTACATATATTCTGCAATAGTTCTGTAACTGTAATTTCTATCTGTATGTGTATGTTTGTTCTTTTTACATTCTTTTAAAAGATTAATTATTGTTGGTACGTTTTCTGCATATAGTTGCTCATAGCCACGATTATTTTGTATTTTTTTCTTACCTACAAAATCATTAAAATTTTCTACCATTAACACCTGTTGTTACTCTAAGTCTAACCCCAAATACAGACACATTTAGTGTTTTTACATTAAAACAACAAAAAACCCACCAATTAAAGTGGGTTTAGTGTCTAATTAGGGGATTAGGTTATTTTTTTAATCTTTATAACATAGATTACATATTGGATAATCAAAATTTAATATTGCAAATAAATCTACATTATCTTCATAATGTTTTTTACAAATGCCACATTGTACTGTTTTTTCGTTTGCCATTTTTTAACACTCCTTAATTTGTTATACTTAATTATATAATATATTTTAAAAATGTAGTGTATTTTTTTAAGATTTTCTAAAATTTATAGTTAAAAACCATAAAGCAAAACTAATTAAGATCATAATACCAACAACATCTTTAGCTGATCCTGTTAAAAGAAACCAGCTTAAAAAAAACCCAAGTGCTGTAAATATCTGCCCTGCTGCTTCTTTAAGTAGTACTTTTATGCCGTTATATATCTTTTTCATTAAAATCTTCTTCTTATAGGTGTTGCAATGATCTGACCAACAATAATTACCGGGACAACTGTCTTTTTAGCATTGTCTTTGCTTGATTGCGTCATATCACTACCAATATCTGATATTACTATATCGCTTAGGTCAATATCGGTAAATTGTCCTATTGGATCTGCAAAAAATTGTTCTACCTGTACTTCAACAATTACATTAGATATTGAGTAATCTTCTACGTCTGCGTTTTCTGTTGCACGATCTACGTATTCTTGTACGGCAATATTTATGTTTTCATCTTTAGCTGATTGTTCTGCAATTATCTGAACATCATTAGTTTCAGTTACACCAAGCACTTCTGCTACAACTTGTTTTTCTTCTTCATTAAGTTCGGCAATAGTTTCTACATTAGTAACTTCATTAACTACGGCCTGTACAACTTGTTTTGTTTGTTCATCTGCTACTGCTAAATTCTGTACGCTAACTTGTGCTACTTGCTCTACTACTTCAACTAACTCGTCTGTTTCAAGTTCCTGTACGGCTTCAACTATTGCAGCTTTAACTTCTTCTTCATATACTTCTTTTTCTTGATCTGTTAAAGTTTCTAACTCGTCATCAGTTTTTATTTCAACTATTTCTTCTACGTTAACGACTTCTTCTATAACCTCTTGTGCTACTTCAACTTGTTCTATTACTTCTTCTTCTGTAAGTTCTGGTAGTATCTCTTGTTCTCTTTCCTCACTAGGTAACGTGTCAAGGTCATCTTTTGGTAGATCGTTTTCTTCATCAGCAAAATCTTCTTTAATTGGTGCAAGTGTTGTGGTAGTTGTCGTAGTAGGTACAACAATATCTTCAATAACAATATCAATTTCAATAACTTCTTCTTCAATTTCATAATCCTTAAAATCTATGGTTTCTTCTAATAACTGTATTGTATCAATTAATTCTTTTACTTCTACTAACTCATCTTCGCTTAATTCCTCTACATCAACATCTTTTAATATTGATTGTTCTAGTTCTTTTTGTATTTCGGCTTCTGCTTCTGCTTCTAATCGTGCTAGTTCCTCTTGTTCAGCTTTTATACGTGCCTGTTCAGCTTCTAGTTCTGCTTGTACTCTAGCTTCTTCTTCTAAGCGTAAACGTTCCTGTTCTTCCTCATATAAACGTTGTGCTTCTAATTCAGCTGCTATGCGTTCTTCCTCTTTACGTTGACGTTCTGCTTCTTCCTCTTGTCTAATACGCTCTTGTTCAGCTTCATATTCAGCTTGTCTTTTTGCTTCCTCACGTGCTAACCATTCTTGGTATTCTTTATCTTCCCGGTCTTTTCGTTCTTGATCTGTTTCATATATCCCGGTTTCAGCTTGATTGTTGTTACGTTGTACAGTTAACGGATCAAGCGTTGTAGTTGTTGTTGTACTGGTCGTAGTTGTGCTTGTAGTGGTAGTAGGTGGCACGGTTGTAGTCGTAGTTGTAGTTGTTGTGGGTGGAACAGTTGTAGTTGTGGTCGTAGTGCTAGATGTAGTTGTAGTGCTTGTCGTAGTAGTTGTAGGTGTTGTTCCAAATGTCCAATAAATATCATCAACAATTACATAATCATCATATTGAATTGCAACAGAAGTTATATACTTACCTGTAACGGTTTTACTGACAACTTCATACATAGTTGATACATCTGCGTTAGATTGTGCTGAATAGTTAACTGTTTCTGTTGTACTATCGCTAAATGTCCAAGTAACCGGGTATGCGTCGTTTACACAACCAGATAAAAAACCTGCTGTTGTTACATTATCTTCTGGGAACGTAATAGTAATTGTTTGGTCATCATTATTTTGCATATTGTAATGAACTGCTTGTGATGATGAACCACAATCGCCACTATGTATATCTAATCTATTCCAACTTGATCCACCATAATCAAATGTAATATCTGTTGTATTTTGCCCGGTGTCGCTTATTCTTTCATACGTAGTTGTTTCATCTGCTAACACGGGTGGTGTGATTAAAAATACAACAATAAGAATACGTATAAAAGTATTTAGTTTGTGTAACACCTCAAATTATTCTTCTTCGTCCTTGTTATACCAAATATCATTATCTGGATCAAGTACTTCGGATATGTTACCCACCATTACAACAACCGTTACCACAACAATCGCCCATATTACGCCCCTTTCATTAATGCGTTGATAATTGCACCTAGACTAGCCATTGCAACTAACCAACCACTAATTTCTGTTCGTGTTGGTCTTTGATTTAGACGTGTATGTATTTCTGATAATTTAATATCAAATTCTTTTTGGTTTTCTAAAACCATTAAAATTAATTCTTTTTGAGTTAATCCGTTATTGTCTGGCATAATCTAAGTATGATTTTAACAGTTGACGGTGTTCCCTTTTTGAATATGATATTGTTCTACCGTCGTATATATCGTGGTGTAACTTGCATAACATTGCAACATTATCTATATCGTATTTACGTGTAGGATTACCACCCATACCAATATCTTTTAAATGTGCTAGTTCTAACCTTTGGTCATAGTTTATACACTCTGGCCACTCGCACCTATGGTTTGCACGATCTAATGCGATTTCACGCATTTCTTGTAGTCGTGTCAAATTATTCTGGTTTTGGGTGTGCAGCTTTAACAGCGTCTATGTGATCTTGAAACGTTGTTGTAGTATTTTTGCCGTCCCAGTAAATCATATCTAACTGATCAGCAATAGAACCATACGCTTCTTGTCTATCAGTTTTATAACCGTTTTCTTGTTGGTCAAACTTACTATTTGCTAGATCAACAATAGCTTGGTCGTAATCTGCGTCTGTAAATTCAAGTCTTTCGTTATTGACTTGCTTATACATTGGTTTAGCGTCCTCAATTTCTTGAGTTGCTACTACTGTTAGTTCTTCTAATGTTGCCATAATTATCCTTTCTATCTTATCATACTTTATTTAATTACTTCTTTAAACCAAACAGTCTGAATTTTCCACCTGTTATGTTGCCCTCTTGCATAAAATATTGAACACCATCTGTGGCTTGTGCTACTGTTAATACACCACCACCTTGAAATCCTCTTAAATGACTATCTTGATTTCTGTTACTTGCTTCAACAGTAGTAAAACTGTACTCACTTGCATTGTTAAAGTTGAATAAATATTGAGTAGCATTAACCAATTCCTGTGTACCTGTTCCAGCATTTCCTAAATCAAGTTCAGTTTGATTTGTATAAGCAACATTACTAAAAGCACTATCTGCTCTTAAATTTTTAAAAGCTCTATCATAATTGCTTGATGTATCTGCACTACCACTAACAGTAAATCTAAATCTTACACCTCTTGCATCAGTATCAGTAGCAACATTAACAACTTGTACCATATACACATCATAAGTGCTATCAATACCTGTTAAAGTAACACTTGCTACTGCTGATGAAACTATTTCTTCATCTATTTTTATTAAGCTACCACTCATAATTCATTTAACTCCATATACACTTGCACTTACACCTAAAATAGTAGAACTTGCAGTAAAATTTATTCCTGTATGACTTTCAGCAACTTTTAAAACACCAATTCCTTTTCTAGCAGGTGTTCCAATACTTGATACACCTGCATTTTGCCATTGTGCAAAACTGTAAGAACTTGAATTAAATGGATTAAATATAGTTATAACAGTTGCACCACCTTTATCTGATAAATCACTAAAACCTATTGAGCCAAGTGATGTTCCACCTACTGTTTGAAGTTCTGCAAAAGCACCATAACTTCTCATAAGTAAAACTGCATCATCATAATTAGCACTTGATACAACTCCACCTGAATTAATAAATCTAAAAAATAAATCACCATTAGCAAAATCAATGGTATCTATTACAACTTGATAGACATCATATTTATCACTAAAACAATCTGTAATACTCAAATCACTAACAGAAGTTCCACTAGCAGATTTTATAAATTCTAAATTACCTACTGCCATAATCTAACTTTCTGCAATTCCATATAGAGAAAATGTACCTGTGATATTTCCTACATCAAAACCAAATACTTGTATTCCATCAACTGTACTTGCTTGTGGTAAAACCCAACCTCCAAATCTAGTATCCCCTGCATTTGAATTGTTAAGACCTGTTGTATGGTCTGTTGCAAAACTGTACTTTGAACTATCTCCTAAATTGTAAAAGTAAAAATAACCATTTGCTCTACTTCTTGCATAAGTTCCTATTTTTGTATTATTAGCAAACTGCCACTGGCTAGCACCTGTACTTCTATTTTCTGAAAAACTACCACTTGCAGTACAATCTTGATGTGCATACTGATAAACACTAGCAGTTTCTAACACTCCACTTTCATATAATCTAATTCCAAAACCTTTATCATTAGTAGAATTGAACAAATCATTATAAGTTAAAAAATGAACATTATAAGTTCCTAAAGTACTGAAATCAAAAGATGATACTGCACTTGCATTAACAGTTTCAATTAATTCTAATTTACCTAAATCTGCAAC